GCATGGGATGACAACGGGCGGGCAATTTTTGTAGCCAATTTTGATTTGCAAAGGAAGGAGGTAACTTAATATGGCAAAATCTGGAGTAGGTGTAAGTTTTCAGAGATGGGCGGCTGTAGGTAGTTCCGGTGACTGGGAAGAAATTGCTGAAATTCGTAGTATAACTGGACCTAGTATGACCCGGGACACCATTGATACAACCACGCTCAATACTGAAGGCGGATATCGGACCTTCATCACAGGCTTTCGCAATCCGGGAACACTGGCACTTTCAATGAATTATACTCGTGCTGGATATGAAGCGCTTAAGGACGATTTCGAAAATGATGATCTCCAGAATTATCGTATTGTGCTCCCGGATGATGATGAAACGGTTCTTGAGTTTGAGGGAATTGTAACTGAAATTCCGCTCACAATTCCAGAGGAACTCATAGCGGTGGATACGGTAATTCAGATTTCCGGCAAGGTGGATCTGTACAGCAACTCAAGTGGAGCATAATAAAATAAAAGAGGAGGTGTCTAATCATGGCACTGCTTACTAGGGAAGGTTTATTGAAGAAGGAAGAAATGAAGATCCGGAAAGTGGAATTGGGCGGTGGGGATTTTGTTTTTGTCCGGCAGATGTCAGCAAAGGCAAAGGACCAGTGGGAGCAATTACTGCTCAAACAGGTGACAGATGAGAATGGCAGGATAGATTACGTCAAATCTCTCGACAACTTCAAGGCAAAATTAGCCGTGGCGACCGTATGTGACGAAAATGGTACTCTCATACTAACACCGGAAGATTTTGACGTTTTGAGTGAGAATATGACCGCCGCAAAATTGGAAAGAATTATTGATGTCGCGCAGGAACTGAATCGGATTGATGAAGCAGATAAAGAGGCGATGGTAAAAAACTCCGAAAGCGACCAGATAGGCGATTCAGTTTCCGCCTCTGCAAAGCAATAGGGTGTCCGCATCCAGATTTTCTGTTTGACATTCTCACGCTAGATCAGTTGATGGAATGGCAAGCATACGATGCATTGGAGCCCATAGGGGATGAAAGGTTTGATCTTCTGGTCGCGGGTATCAGTTCGGTGGTATCAAATATTGCTAGGCAGTTGTATGGGGAAAAGGGAGTTCGCATGACAACAGCGGCAGATTTCTTGCCAGAATGGGATATCTACACAGCAAGGGAAAAAATTGCAAAGAAGAAAAAGGAACAGCGAGATAAACCAGTGCAATCGTTGGATGAAATGAAGGAAATATTCAAGTCAATTGTGAAACAATCATCCAACAGAATGAGCAGAAAGGGAAGGGGGCGACGGCGGTGAATCTAGGATCCTTGATGGCAGTTATGGGAGTTGATACTTCCAGGTTAAAAAGAGCATCGCAGGATATGAAGGATTTTGGCAAAGAGAGCGAAGCCTCCTTTGCTCGTGCTGACCGTGGCGCCTCTTCCCTTGCTGGAACAATAATGAAAGTTGTAAGCGTTACCAGTGCTTTGTATGTTCTCCGGCGCACATTTAGCAAGGTTATTGATGCTTCCATCCAACAAGAAGAAGCAATGATGCGCGTTCAGACTGTTCTTGAATCCACCGGTGGGGTATCGGGAAAGACGGCTGATGAATTGGCAAAAACAGCGGAAGCCCTTCAAAAGGTTACCCGATATGGTGATGAAACAATAATGGAATTGCAGGCTCTATTACTTACATTCAAGGACATCAAAGGAGATGTTTTTGACCAGGCGACCAAAGCCGCGATGAATTTGTCAGTGGCGATGAAACAGGGGCTAAAAGAGTCTGCGGTCATGTTGGGGAAGGCCCTTAATGACCCAATTCTTGGACTTACAGCAATGCGTAGGGTTGGTATTCAGTTTACAGCGGAACAAGAAAAAATGATAAAAGGCCTTGTTGAAGCCGGAGATATAATGGGAGCCCAGAAACTTATTCTAAAAGAGTTGGAATCCCAGTTTGGTGGAATGGCAGAGAATATGAGGAAAAACCTAGGCGGCGCGATTGAAGGATTCAAAAATGCCTGGGGGGATCTCTTCGAGGTAAATAAATATAAGAATTTTGATATGCTCCGCCAGAAAATTGAGGCATTGGTAGATGTCATTTCTTCTGATAAGGCCAAAGAGACTGCTGAAAAAATATTCGGGCTCATGATTGATGGTGCGGCTAAAGCAGTGGATGCCATTATCAATCTTACAGATTTAATGGAAGGCGTGTTTGCCCAGTTTGATGCCTTCAAGCAGAAATTAGCCCCTATAAATAATTTCCTGGATCGTTGGGATAAAACGATGCGGTTGTATTCAGATGTAATGTCTCGTTTCTGGCGCGGGGAAACAGAAGCGGGCGGGGGCGGTTGGGGTGGAAAGATGGAACTCAAAACCGGCCCCGGTCCGGAAAGGGAAGACAGGTCGAAATCTGGTTTTATTCTTGCTTTAGGGGAACTTGGATATGACGAAACAGTTTGGAGAAATTTGAGGAAAAACATTGCCAATATTGGCACTGAAAGCAAAGTAAGTGCGGAAGCCGTTGCCAAATACGAGAAGGAATTGGCTAAAGCAAGGATGACTGCAAAGCAGTTAGCAGCAACTGAAGTTGAAGAATGGTATAAAAAGCAGACAGAAGAAATAGGCGGGACAACAGAAGCATTAGAAGAACTGAGAAGGTTAAAATTGGCAGATATCAATATGAGCCCGATGGAAGGGCTCACGCAATCGCTTTCCAAATTCGCAGTTGAAGTGGAAGCAATGCGTTTAGATACCATCAATTCCATCCGGCAATTCGGGGTGGAAGCAGGGGTTGCTGGGGATACCTTCAAAGAAGCATTGCTTTCCAGGGCGGAAGATACTGCGGATGCTCTTGTTGCTCGTTTTAAGAATCCGCAATTGAGGAATATTTTTATTGCCACGCTTGCAGAGATGGGAAGAAAATCTGGGAACGCTCTGCTCTCAGAAATATCCAATACATTGGCAACAGCAGGGGAAGCCTTGGAACCTATCAAGAATGTGCAAGAACAGATTGATGAAATCCTATTGGAAAAACAGCGTTCTACCGGGAAGGAATGGCACGCGTTTACCTTTATCACAGATGCCAAAAAACAGGTTGTGGAATTTTCTGATGGTGTGAAAGATCGAATGGGCAATCTGCATGAAGTGACGGAGAAATTTATTGCTGAATTTCAGAAGGTTCCTGACGGTCCTAGATTTGGGGAAGAGCAATTGGATGCTTCAATTCAGAATATCCTTCGGGGGGCGGAAACAATCAAAACCGGCCTGACCGGGGCATTTTCTGAAGATATCTATACACGATTCACTGAAGGCGTGAAAAAAAATCTGACTGCCCTCACCCCCGTTGGGGAAGAGGTTGGCCAGGGTGTAGGCAATGGGTTATATAATGGTATTGTTGCAGCGGGCAAGAAAGCGGTTGCAGAGATACAAACGGAATTGAATTCACTGCGAGCACCTTCATTTGTTGCAGGTGGTGCAACCGTAACCGATGCCATGAGGGGGGACTGATAAATGATTGAGCAGAGACTTTCCCTTGGCGGTGAAGAATTAGAATTTCCTGAATCATACCGCAATCAGAATATGACATGCGACTACGTGATTGTATCTGGACGACAGGCAACGGCTCTGAGTGGAAATCCGCTTAGTTTGGGAGTTGTGCGTAAACGGGAATGGAAATTATCATTCTATCTCAAGGAATTGTATGCACATATTATTTCACTGCTTGATACGGAAACAACTTTTATCGATCATCTAGGAGAAGAGCACGATGTCATTATATGGGGCAGTCCATCATTTTCTCCGTTCCCTTATGCTGAAAATGCCATGGTATCCCTGGTCTTGAGGGAGGTGTAGCCATGCCTTCCGGCGTTGAGCAGTATGGACAGACGGTTGGGCTTGACAAGACCACCCTTGCCCGGATAAAGACCGGGTTTGATTCAATCCGGGAATATGCCGGGTGGGAGAATTTCTGCATCCCCTCTTACGTCTGGGATTATGTTGACCAGGCAGAGCGCGACAGGATATTGGCCTATGCGAACCAGATGATATATGAAGAGCGTTCTGACGGGTGGTGGGATTCCGCAGAGAACAAGCCGCTCCATCTGGTGGTCTGGTATCAAGCCGCCCTGTGGATAGAGTGGCGGAAGTCAGATACTGAATTCGCTTCGGCAGGCTCTGAGACGATATTTGACAAGTGGGTCGCCGATTCCGGATTAACAGAGGAAGCCGACATTGATAAAACATACTACAGCAGCCCAGAGTTCAACACATACGCCGACATCTTTTTCCCGTGGGTGGCAGAGCCGGGGCCGTATCTCTACCTGGATATTTGGGTAGACCCGCCTGCAAGTCTATGGAATGGCGCCTATCTCTATGATAACTACGGGAACCGTCTCCTCTACAGTACCGACGCACTGAGCGAGACGGACAATTACCTGTATGATTCTGTGTTCGATTATCGGAAGACATACATTGAGGATTGGGACGACATCGGCGTTTTGGCAGAAGGTTGGCCGAACCCTCTGCTCATCAATGGCGAATACGAGGCTCTTTCCGGCAGGGCGACGTTCAAGAGTTTCGGCCTCATGGACGGCTCCGTTGAGACCACAGAATCCCTTGAAGAGGGTTCCCAGGTACAGGTGGCGCGGGGTGGTGATATCCTCTTTACCGGCATCGTCACCGAGGCAAGGGTCTCGCTCGTTGACGGGGTGTATTCTGTCTCCGTTAGCGATCCTGTCACGGCGGCCGGCGGCGAAGTGGAATACACATCGGGTAACGCCATCTCCGCAATGCAGGAAGCAATTGAGGCTTGCGGTGGCACGTTTGAAACGGAGATAGAAACAGAGGAGACCGTTGTTTATACCGAAGAGAAAGTGGACGCATGGCAGTTTTTCCGGGCCGTCTCATACGCCGTCGGGGGAGTTCTGCAATACGGACGGGACGGGGTATACAGGCTCGTCGAAGGCGGTTCCGGTCATTCTGTCACAGACAGCATGATTATAGGTGATGACAGGCCGACAATAGAAGAACGCACGAAGGATTATGCTAACCGGGTCGCCGCTTCGATAGATCAGGAGTGGAGGACTCCGGCGGTTGAGCCGACGAATGATATTTTCTCCGGGGGCGGGGCGACGGCAAACATTA